GAAAAGCGATAAGAACTTTTATAAAGCTCTTAACGCCTTCATGGCTTATACGCATTGGACTAGTTGTCGAGTGACAACTACCCAGAGGAAGAAATTCCTCGATGCTGTCAACGCACCCGTGGTAGAAATACCACGAGCTCTTGAACGTGCTTTGGTAAGCACTACAAGAGTTACTGTCGGTCATAGGACCATTCGTGAGAAACCTCAACCTATCCTAGTGTGGCAAGGTTCGCCTAATAAGCGAGCCCCAACACTCCGGGGGTCGGTCCCTCAGTCTGAACTTGTTCTCCATGAGTTAAAACTCCTGGATAACGAGAAGGTCCTTGATCATGTCAAACGACTTAGCATCATCTATGATGATGTTTTAGCCGGTCTGGATTGGCGAATCTTTGTTGATTCTGCTCATACAGATGACATTGACCAAGGTCCATTGACTGCGGGTGAGGTGCATTTCCTGCAAGAGCCAGGTTACAAATTGAGAAGCATAGCTTCTCCCTATCGGTTATTCCAAGTAGCTTCCGAGCCACTTAAGAATACCCTGAAAGGTATTGTCACCGAACTCCCATGGGATTGTACTCACGATCAAGGCCGTGCATTCCCTGTGATTCAGGAGGCTCTCAGAAAGCAGAAGGTTGTCTACTCTGTAGACTTATCTAATGCTACTGATTACTTCCCGTATCAGCTCCAGGAGATAGTGCTTAACACTATCTTCGGCAAAGATAGTCCATACATTACACTCTTTCGTGAGATTTCACGATCCGAGTGGAAGTCTGAACTAGGTGTGATTCGTTGGAACAAAGGTCAGCCACTTGGCTTCAACCCGAGTTTCTTCGTGTTCACATTAACTCATGGTCTCCTTCTCCGTACCCTTTTGGGTAAGGAATGGAACAATGAGTTCTTTGTTGTGGGTGATGATGTAGTGATTACTGATCATAGTCTCTATGAAAAGTATATTAAAACATTATCACTCCTGGGATGCCCCTACTCGCCTGAAAAGACCTTAGTTTCCAACAAACTCTCTGAGTTTGTTGGGAAGGTTGTTACCCCGGATAATATCTACCCACAATTAAAGTGGCGCGATATATCTGACGATAACTTCCTTGATCTTGCCAGACTGGTAGGTCCAAGAATACGACGACTACTCACCAAACGGCAGCGACGTGTTGTGGACGTGTTTTCACATGTTTCACACCATGTCCATCCTTATGGCTTAGATTGGTCTTATCCAGGTTCAAACCTAGAAAAGATGATCAGAGCTGGGATGTTGCTTACGTTTGAGGAGAAGGTCCTTGGTTCCCTAACGGGACTAAGTATGCGCATCAATAGAAGGCTTAATGCCGACTATGGACCGTATACATTGGACTTCATTAATGCTGTCCGTAAGGATGACATTATAGAAGTTGCCAAAACCTTCGACGAGAAGGTCGTGTCAGTATTCCAAAAGCTAGGTTATACAAGGATAGCATCCGAGTATTTCCTAGAAGGCCTTAAGGATATACCTGCGGCTCTCTCGGGTGCTGAAAAGCATCCTGAGTTGCCACTGGAAGAAAAGCAACCCTCACGGGTTACTTTAGTCCAGAGGTTATCTAGGTTCCTTGAACGGAAACCTAAATGACGGAGTAGTTAAACCC